TATAAGCCTCTAATAAAGAACCATATAATAAAGCATTTATAGCATTTGTTGCTAACCAAGTTGTACCACTATCAGCACCTGCTGTTATAGATGCTGGTCTGTAAAAATAATGAAGCTCTACTACAAAATTATCATTTGGTGTTGGACCCACTATAAAAGTTGTGTCGTCAAATAAAGCATAATGCTTTGGAATACCTGTGGTTGATGCGTTTGGATATGCCTCTCTGATAAAATTAACATCTTTAAAAAGTAAAAAAGTTTGTTCACTTGAACTAGTAAAAGATAAAGAAAAGTTATCTAAAAAATCAGATGGGGTCGCAAGATACTGATTTCCCGATGTTAATGTACCACTAACATTTTTTCTAAACACAGGAAGATTTACAGTTTTTAATATTCTTTCTTCTGCTTGTTTTATTAAATTAGGCAAATCAGAAACGAAAGTTGTTTCTGTATTTTGCACATAATTTTGTATTAAACTTTTTAATTCTGAATATGTCATTTTAACCTATGGTTATTTTTACTTTACCTATGCTACCTCGCATTATAATTCCTGTTCCAGTTACAGGATTAAAACCAAATATCTCTCTTGATGCTTGTTCCCCTGTATCTACTCTTGGATCATATAAAGCTTGTGGATCAATGGTAGTTATATTATTAACATCAAATTGTGGGTGATCAGGATCAAAACATTCATAACAAACCTTTAATCCATTTCTAGTTTTATTTTCTACTTCATATCTAAGTTCTCTTAACTTATAAGTAAAACCACATCTATCACAAATACCTAATGCTTTTTTTCCTTGTGCGTATGCCATATTAATTATAAAAACTATATGGAACAAACCTCACAGATGCTCTTTCTCTATCTGCATCACTAACCTCATTCCATAATTCTAAGTACCTTTGTTTTAAAATAGGTATCCTTGCATTAGCTTCTTCTTTCTTTAAAGCCAAGTTGTAAGCTAGTCCTGCGGTCATGCAAGGTAAATACCTTGTAGGTACACCTGCGTTGTTAGTTGCAGGTTTACCTGTATCTTCTATCTTCTTAATAAAAAAATACACTAAAGTATATGTTGCAGAACCATCGGGAGTTGCCCAAAGATTTATTGTAGGATTCTCTACACCTTTATCTAAAAAAAATAAACTTGGTTTACCTTTGGTTAATTTATTAGCTATATGTGAAAATTCACTAACAGATATTCTTCTTAAATTTTGGTCAAACTGTTTTGAAGTATCACCTGAGTCTGTTCTAATAAATGCTTCAATAATTTCTAAAACATTACTGCCTAAACTATAGGTAGATGTTCCCTCAGTTAAAGTTTGTGTGCCTGTTTCAACACTAAATAAATTTAATCCTTTATTTTGCCATTCAAGAAATAATAAATCTAATGCTCTTCTTGCAGTCCTATAGTCATAACCTGATCTTAATTCTATACCACAAAGCTCATACGCTTCTTCAATAATATCTGATAAATCTAAGTTAAACGCTGTTGTACCGCTACTTGCCATGTTTTCTCCTAATAGCTTCTTTACCTGCTTTAGCTATTCTTGCTTGTTGATTTTTACCTGCAACTTTTGCTCTTTGCTCTAATACTGTTAGTATTTGTATTTTTCTAGCAAAAGGCTTTTTAATCTTTTTTACTTTAGCTACAGTTTTTCTAGCATCTGTTGGTGTAGCAAACTTTATACTAACAGTATCTTTAGGATTTTCATCAGTATATAACCTACGACCTGAGCCTTTTGGTTTTTTACCGGTTCCTACTTTTGGGTCTTTTTTGCTTCTCATTTGTTCTATGTGGAACTTTATTCTTTTTAGATGCTGGTGCTTTTAATGTGCTTTGTTTGAAAGCTGATCTAGACATTACCATTTTACTTTATCTGCCCAATAAGCTGCTGACATTTTGCCACGCTTAATATTCTTAGCGTGTCTTGCTTTAAAAGATTTTCTTTTTGCTTTCATACGCTTAGATTCTCCTTTTTTAGGTTTACCAGCAGTACCTGATAATGTGCCAACTTTTTTACCTTGCTGTCCAAATCTAATAGTTTTTATTTTATTGCCTTCTTTTGCGACAACAATGTGGGATTTAGTAGGGTGATTAGGGGTACGCTTTGGTTTATTGTACCCCGATACACCTGCCCTTTTTAATCTTGAGTCTTTAGAGGCTCGGCTCACTATTAAACTCTACCGCCTATTTTTCTCCTGATTACATCATTAAAAGTTTGAGGCATTTTCATTTTAGATGAACCTTTAGATTTCATCTTAGTATTTCTTCCGCCTCTCATTTTTGAACCATATTTACTTTTTTTTGCCATTTTTTTTCACCTTTTTTGTTGTAGTTTTATTTGTTGATTTTTTAGGAGAACTTTTTTTAACTGTTTTACTAGATGCAGATTTTAATTCTTTTAACATAGAATTAGCTTCTTGCTCTCTAATAGGTCCAGCTATAAGTTTTTCTCCTTCCCATATAAGAAAAGCGGGGTCGCCATTAACAAACTTGCCGTTTTCTTCTTTTTTATAAGACATAATTCACCCTAGTCAAATGATTTAATACAATGTAAAACGATCATATAAGTATCACCCGAACTGTGTCCAGTCGTGGTTAAATTTATATCTCCGTTTTTTCCTGATCCTGATGTATTTTGTAATCCACCAAAAGGTGAAAAATCCAAAACTCCATCAGCACTTGGATTTAATTCCATACACAAAGTATCGCTTGATGCGTTCCAAAATAAACCTATTTTATCAAAGCCTAAAATTGAATAATAAACTTTCAAAAGTTTTACTCCGGAACAAGATTTGCCATTTAATGTGTTTGAATTTAAACCACTTACATCAATTTTAGTAACAGCACTTTCACCTGAGCCATCACTAACATTTGTAAGCTGAACTATAAAATCTTTATCACTATCTAAAATTGTTGTAGATGTAACTGCATCAGCCATAATTTACTCCTGTTAAGGTTGGTCAGTAAATGCTGGGACATCTGCACCTTCTTGATTACCCCAAATATACCAGTTCGTTGAATCTTTACCTAAGATATTGATTTCAAATAAACCAAAATCAGTTAAAGTAAGAATGGAGTTTGAGTTGCCATCAGCATAAACAGATACATTGTCTGCATTAGAATCTAAATGAATTATTCCACCCAAGAAGAAATTAGTATCTGAACCTGTAGTAATAATAAGGTTTTCTGTTTCTTCTGCTGCACCGCCATAAATAAATTTAAAATAAACACCAGCAGCAGGGCTTGGTAAAGTAAGAGTTCTATCTGCTGTAATAGCTGGAACTACATTGACACGACCACCATTTGCTGTTGCTGTTAGTGTTGTATCTGCATCAGTTAAAACTACAGGTGTAACCTTCATACCATCACCATCTAAAGTAAATTCAGTAGTGATAGCACCTGTTGTTGAATTTTTTGAAATGACTGTAAAGCCATTCTCAGACCTCACCGGTCCATTAAAAGTTGAATTTCCCATAATATATACCTATAAAATTCTAGCGTCTTGGTTAGTCTGCTAGGTCAGTCGCTAGATAAAAAAATCCCTAGATACGAAAAAAGGGGAGTATTAACTCCCCTATAAGTTTAGCTTGAACCGGGTGATCCGTAAATACCTAGAGGATCAGATACACCAAATGAGTATCTTTCTCTAGCTTTATATCTCACATTACCGGTATCAAAATCTCCGTCCATAGATGTTTCCATGCCTGTTCTATTGAAATGTTTCATTCCATTAGGAACATCGGTGATTATGAAGAAAGCATTAGTGTCGGTTAAATAATGATTTACCATGTAACCTTCAGGTATAGCACCATTAGTTACGATAGCGTTAATATCATTATCTGAAGTACCAACTCTAAATTGCGATTCTAAAAGTCTAGTTGCTGTAAACTGCAAAGCAGAAGGAACAATAAGTCTTTTAGGTCTAGCTGCAATTTTCAAACCTCTTTGATCTTTATAAGCAGCGATTTCTATAATCGCATTTTCTAAAGAAGTCTCATTAAGGTCTGCTGCTGTGCTAGGTCTATTAGAGTTTTTACTACCATCAACAAGTGGGTGTCCATCACCACCAGTAACTCCATCTCCATCAGCTGTAAATAAATTTACTCCATCTCCTGATTGGAAACTGTTAGTAAATCCATTATTTAATGGAAACGCAGCTTTTACTTGTTTTGTATATGCCATGGCTCTTGCTAAAGCTTTTGTATATCTAGCAGATAAAGAATCATAAAGATTATCCTCTATCGCTTCTTCTGTGATTGCAAAGCCTAATGCAATAGTTTCATGGTTATACCTTGATGTAAAACTTTCTTGTGCAGAATCAAATGTGATTGCTGAACCTTCATCTTTTACAACCGCTTGACCAAACCCACTTAACTGAACTTCTTCTTCGAATGAACGATCTGAATTTTCAGTTTCATAGATCATGGTATGCTCGTCTTCGTACTTCTCATACTCCAAACCAAATAAAGCATTTAGTCCGGGTAGGAGTTCTTTTAACATTTGTGCTCTTGAAATAGCCATTTATTTTCTCCTAAAGATTAAACACCTGTGGTGTTGGTTAATTGATGTCCTGCGTTAAAAATAACGATTACATCGGTGAATGAGTCGCCAACAGAACTATCAGGTCCATCTACGAACTCAATAATTTTTACTGGCAAAGTATTTGTAGTAGCAATAGTGCTTCCATCAACAGCATTTTTACTACGACCTATACTCGTACTACCTGCTGTTTGAACAACAGCAGCATTATTACCTAACCCTGTTTGTGCAATACTTTGATCACTCTGCATCTTAAGTTCCACAAAAGGGTCGTCCACAACATACGCACTAATATCACTAGCACTTGTAGATGCTGGATATGTTTGTGAGAATGTTTTTTGATTTGTTGTAGGATCAGTATATGAAACTCCAACAAATATTCCTACAGGAGTTAATGATGTAGTTCCAGTATCTTTTTCAACAGTACCTGAACTAACTAATTTAACAAAATCTCCGTAGAATATAGCGGTGCCATAGCCTGAAGCTATCTTATAATGTCTAACTTTTCCTGTAAAAGAACCATTAGAACTAAGACAACCAACTGGCTCTGCACCCATTGGGGTAGCTGAACTAGCCATAAATTACTCCATTAAAGTTAAAACAACAGCCCCAAGTTTATTTACTTAGGACCACCGAACTTGACCCTAGTAGTACGCTCAGGTTTAGACATGGGCATACGAGGATCATTTTCACTTAAATAAGTGTTGTCAACAGAATCCATTTGGTCTTTAGCCATTCTTCTGTAGTAAGCATCTCTTTGTTCCATAAGCTCTTTTGGTGCTTTACAGAGTAAAAGTCCTCCTACTTCTAAATTGCCTTTACTAGCCCACTCAGAATTTACATCAGTAACTAACTTTAATTCAGGGTGATCTTCTGCTTTCACAGGTTCCCAGCCTTCTCTAAATTTAGCACTCACATTAGTATTATTAGCTTGACCTAAAATACTAGTAGCGACCCACCTAAATACCCAACCATCTTGTGGTTTAGGTGTAGGTAGTTTTGATTGTGGTTCCCAAGTTGGGGTTCTAGCTGAAGCCTCACGGGATTCAGTTTCTCTTGCTGCTCTACTAACTTCTTCAGTTATGTTTTCATTATCTGCCATTTTTACTCTCCTTAGCGATTTGCATGGCTAATTGTTCCGGTGTTAATCCCAGTCTCCTAGCGAGGGATACTTGGGACGATGTTAACTGCACTTTGCGTGGCATAGCACCATTGTTTCTAGTTGCAGGTGCTACAACATTCGATGGGGTTTTTGAGATCGCAGTTTCTACTTCTGACTGAATAGATTCAGTTTCAGTAGCTACATCATCTTCTTTACTCTCAAAAATTTCCGGATAAACTTTTCCAAGTTTATCTTTTAATCGTTTATCTATTTCATCATAGTAAGGTTTAGTTGCTCTTTGATATCCTTCACGAATAACTTTTTCATTTATACCTAAAGCAAAACCCCTTAACTCCGTGTATTTAGGGTCTGACCACCATGAGTTTTCTTCCAACCATTTTTTATCTAAATCACTCAAAGGTATTTGAGTAGGATTCTGATATGCCTGAGTTGGCTGTTCAACATTATTTTGTTGTATATCTTGTTGTTGCTGATAATACTTAAGTCGTTCATCTGCGGACTTTAAATCAACTTGTGCTGATGCTAATTTTTTATTAGCCAATACCATTTTTTCAGTATCACCAGCTTCGTAAGCTTCTTTAAACTCTTGCTCTGCTTTAGCAACCTCAGCACTTGACTTTGCAGATATTTGACCTAAAAGAGCTTCTTCACCTTTATTAATTAAAGCTGAAAGTCTTTTATTTTCATGTTGAATACCTTGAGCATAATTAACAGCTTCTTCACGCAAACGCTCTGCTGCTTCTTTTGCTCTACGCTCTTCATGAAACTCATACTTAAGTTTATCTATTCTTTTCTGAACTTTATCGGTTATACCATCTATTTCTTGCTCTACATCTTCAGTATTCGAAGTTTTAGCTTTAGGTGGTTTACGATCTTCGATGGGTCTATCATCTATGATCTCGACCTCAAATTCAGACTCACTTGCTTCTTCAGCTTCTTTTTCACTCTGTATAGAATGTTTTACACCAAAGAATTTATCTTCTTGAGAAGTTACAATAGGTTCTTCAACCTTTTCAACTTCTTGATTTGCGGTATTATTTTCTGACATTTTAAATTACCTTTACTATACCCATAGGGTTTTCAACAACAGCTTCTACACTATCGTCATTGATTAAACGAAATTCTTTTCCATGCACTAAAAATCTAGTGCCTGAATAAGAACGCATAATAATCCAATCGCCCTCTTTACAATAAGGACCATTTGGAAATCTGTTCTTATCTTTATAACAATCATCACCCATAGATAAAACAAAACCCACGATAGAACCAACCTCTTCAACTCTTCTAGTTTCTGAGGCTTTTATAATTCCACCCTTAGTAGTTTCCTCTATGTCAGGTAATGCGATTAGAATTTTGTAACCTTTAGGTATAGGTAATTGTTTCGCTTTGTCTTTTGCTTCAACAGTTTCTTGTTGAATATTTTTTGCAGGTTTATTCATATTTTCTCCTTTGCACTAGATTAAGGTCTAGGTCCTTGCGTTAATCTTAACGATCAACTCTTTCCAGTAGATCAAGTATATCTCTTTCTACTAATGCAAGTCCAGATATTACACCTGTTAAATATCTGTACTCTTCAAAATCTTTACAAGCCCCACCTGATAAATGATCAGCGTGTTCATTCATGTGATCTCTGATTTGCTTTCTAATAGCGTTAATTATATTTTCAGTCGTATCAGCCACTATTCATCAAGTAGTTCATCTGCTACATTTTTTCCTATCTTAGCACTTTCTATTTGTTCTTTGCTAGATATTTTTTTATTTTCTGTAGCTGCTTTTAACCCTATATTAGCACCAGCAATTCTTTCTTGAGAGGCTATTCTTTCTTTTTCTACCTCTGTATTTGCTTGTGATCTCGCTAAATCTACTGCTATTCTTTCAGCATCAGCCTTCATTTTTCTTTGTACCTCTGCTTCTCTAATATTCAATTCTCTATCTCGTTGTTGAATTACAGGGTCTTCAAGTCTTTCTTGTATTTCTTTTTGTCTTTCCTCTGCTTGACTGTCTGCTAATACTCTTTCTGAAGCTTGTG